GTTCTCGATTAACTTAGCTAGCGCTTTGAATGTGAAACGCGAATTGTTTGCGATCGAAAGCAACGAGTATAAATACGACTTGGATGTTTTTGCAGCAACACTCCCTTTGAAAACTTGGGCTTCATTGGGAATTGGTAAATCGTCTGTCAAAAAGAACAGTATTTACGGTCAGGTTATTAGCGCTGTTGGTTTTTGTGGAGGTGAAGCTCTCATGACTAGCACTGGCAAAACCCTAGAGAACAGTGGTCCAGTCGTCCTACATCACACCGCGTCAACACAAGGTGGATTTTCGGGAGGCCCGATCTATTCAGGTAATAATGTAGTTGGAATCCATGTCTCTGGAACTTCCGATTATAATATTGCTGTCCGTATTGAAGCAGTTCTATTCGGTCTCCGAAAGGAGAAGCCCGAAATCAGCTCCGATTACGAAATAGAAGAATTCGAAGGAGGTTATAGGTACAAGGGATCATTAGTTGAAGTTCACGACTTTGACCAGGATCATATTATAATCTCTAGAACAGGCAAAGTGTGCTATATAGATGATGAGGACTGGGATGTTAAACAGGAATCAAAATACCAACGTTTTGAGCGTGAAGAGGATGAACCTAGACGCCAAGAGCCAGTAGGCCCTGGTGTAAAGATCGTCCCGAGAAAATTTACAGTTCAGAACCCTGTGAAGTCAAATAATTCCGAGCCAATGCGTTGGGGGGATTATGAGAATAACAGCGTTAATTCAGCCGTCAAACACTATCACATATTGGAACCACAGGCACCTGTGCATTGCAATATTGCTCCGAAAGTACAACCGGAGATTAAGAAAGTGCTTGACGCACAAGCAGAAAAGCTCGTGACTCTTGGATATAAGAAAGGGGAATATCAGTACCCTGACATAAATCCTAATAGTGAGCTCAAGTCAATTAAGAAACATTTAGAGTTGTATGGAAGACGTAATGAGTCGATTCAGACGATGCCGACGGAAGTAGAAATCCAAAAGGTAGTAGCAATCGTTGTTCAACTCTTACCTAACAACAAATTCGAATGCCGAAGTGATTACAAATCCAATGATAATTTAGCTAGAATTATAGAATCTAACTTAGTTAATGAAAAGAAAAGTCCCGGACAGCCTTGGCAGTCTGAGGGATACGCCACGAATGGTCAAGTTATAGAAAAACTTGGGGTTGGTGGTTTAATTGAGTGTGTACGTAATTTTTGGAATGAAAAATTTCAATTGAAACTATTTATCAAGGGTGAGCCACACAAAAAGAAGAAGATCGATGAGGAAATGCTCCGACCTATAGCCGGATTTCCTCTAACAAAGATGATAAAACATCAGGCCATTTTCAGAGAAATGCTCGATACAGCAGTGCAGCAGTGGAAGCACAGTCCGATTAAATACGGATACAGCCCACATGTTCCTGGAGATTTAGAACATCTCATCAAGCAATTTGAAGGCGCAGACTCCATTTATGAGAGTGATAAAACTAATTGGGACTTTAATATGTTCGACTATCTATTTGTGATATGTAAGAAGATTATAGTACAATTAGCCCTGCGCCCTACTGATATGGAAGATGCTGATTGGAATGAGTATATCAAAGATATCGAAGATTCTATTGATGAAGTTCGTGATTGCGAGTACAGATGTACCAACGGAACCATGATCAAGAGCGGATACAAAGGCATAATGAAAAGCGGATGGTTGTTGACCATATTCGTAAATAGTTTAGCTCAGTTAGTCTCTGACATGTTGTTCAAAGTTCGCATGGGTATTGATACGAAGGAATTGCTCTCTGCTAGCCATGTAATGGTTTGCGGCGGAGATGACATTGTCCAATCGTTCCCCGTGGGATTCGACGTTGAGAAATACGTGACTGTAGCAAAACAATTCGGATTCGTTATTGAGTTGAAGAAACACAAAACGATGAAAGAAGTCGAATTCTTTGGAAATGTAATATCTCATAACCAGTTATTCTGGACCTTTGTGCCAGTGCGATTTACGAAGCACATAGAAAATCTGAGTACCACAAAACTTGATGATTTAGCTATGGCTTTAAGCTCTCATATGACAAATTATGTTTGGGATACTAAGCGTTTTAGGTTATTTGATGAGTTATTTTGCATGCTGCGAAAAGAGTACCCTGATAAATTCCCTGTTCATTTACGTAAGAGCCAAATGGCCTTGCAGTATAAGAACAAGGGGTTAGAAGGTTGCTTTATTTAAACACTTAGTTCGTCGGTCCTGACGTTAAACTTTTGCCGTAGGAAATTAGTTGTATATGCTAAATTAAGTGTTTATATATGTTTGTTTTGTTAAAATTTTGAGGGTGGTGGTCGGCGTAAAACATGTCAAGTAGGAGAAATTGGTCAATACCATATTTCCAAGAGAATTATACTGGTCCTTATTTAAGTGATGGTAAATTTCAAGAAAGTGTGGCTTTTGGTCAAACAGAACCTAATAGCATGCTTGACGCGTTTTCGCGCGATCATGACACGATGTATGCTCTTAATGAGGATGAGTCGAACAGAGGTTTTGCAGATTACGTCTATGCTGATAGGGCTTTTAAGCTTGGTGGTTTCGTTCCCCGGCTTGCGGGTCTTTTAGTATTAGGTAATGGCAACCGAATCGATTCGGGTGGTGGTGGTGTAAAAGAAGACAAAATGGAATTACTTAACAAGTTATTCGATTTTAATCATCCTGAGCACAAACAACCTAAGGTTGTTAAACAAACGGACAAGACCGTAATTTACAATCCTTATGATGTTAACACATCCAGAAATAGAATCACTCAAGATTATATAGATAGTGTCGATTTAAGTAAAGCTCAAGTAGGAGTGGGAGGGGTTCGATCAGTTTTTAAAAGACGGATAGAGCCTATAGGCGAGAAAGATTATAAAGTTTCGGACACGCCAGTGGGGATTACAGAGCATCCGAGTTACGCCGGTGCGGTACCTCTTGATGATGTAAACGATAATCTTAATCGTATCTATAACCCTTACCCTAAGAGAACTTTTCTTAGATACAAAATGTTCAAAAGTAAGAAGAAGAAGAAATATCTATTCTGCTAATGAAAACCCACGTCCGGGATGACGTTAAACTAATATAAGTCCGAAATTGACTATAAACTATATGGTGTCCGTAAAGACGTTAAACTAAGGTGGCCGGAGGAGTAAAATGACAAAAGCTAAGAAACAAATCAAAGCCATGCCTAAGAAACGGTATGTGCTACAAAAACCTACCAGCACGCATATCGCGTTAGCTCGGCCTTCTAACCCAACATTCGGAGCGGTTACGAGGATCAATACAGCCCCTGTGGCGATTGGTAACTCGTTTAACGGGATGAAAACCCAAACCATACAAACAAAGGATGGTATGCGCGTCATCGGACGTGATTATGCCTTTACTGTTGCGAGTACTGGTTCTGTTACGAATTGGGCTTTAGCTGGCGGATTACCTACTAACCCGTTATGTTTTGCTAGCAGTGTTTTATCAAACTGTGCTAGAATGTACTCAAGATACAAAGTTAAAAGATTAGTGGTACATTATATTACGAGTAGTTCAACTTCTCAGACTGGAGATATTATGTTTTACATGCGTAAAGCAGAATTTCAAATGTTACCAAATAATACTGCCTCTACATTTCTAAATTTTGTGCTGTCTGATTCTAATACTATTATTGGTCCACAATGGACTAATCATAGTGCTCAGTTTGACACGACAAATTCAAGTTGGTTATCTACTGATAGTGGTGCGAATAGTGAAACTCAAACTACTAACCAGTATGATATCTTTTTGTATTCCAAAACAGCTTCAAGTAACTCCCCTGGTTATGTTCTTATTGACTACGAGTATGAATTTAAAGAAATCTCCCTCTTACCTAGAGCTGGAAACCTAGCTTTAACAGCAGGTGCTAAAGGTATGTGGCAACCTAGAGCCATTAGTTTTACTAATGCTTCCACTATTGGTGTAACAAACCTTTATGGAGTGTCAAGTACTAGTGGTATTGGTTCTACTACTATAGCAGCAGTACCTAGTGATTCAGGTGATATATGGGAATTCGTGATTGACGTCACCAACAGTTCATTCACTACACCTAATACCTCTACATTGTTCATGATGAATCCTTTAGCGGCAGGCGCATCTTATGCGAATGGCCCTACTGATGAAGCAGTGACAATTGCGGATGGTATGGTGATTTATGTTGCCGATGGCGGTACGTATTACATGTGTTATCTAACAAAAGATGCGGCGTATGCTTGTTCTCAACCTTTAGTGGCGGGACAAACTAGCACTTTTAGTGTAATACTTCGTGGTTATAGTAGGTGCATTGGATCAAATCGCGCATCTGATCTAGCTTATTCACAATAAACAAAAATTAGGAAAAACAGAAAGTTTTCCTATTTTTAATATATATAAAATGGGG